TATTGCTATTAGCAGAACCAGCGCCGTTGATAACAGCTGCATCACCTGTTCCAGCCTCTGCAAAAGGATTCGCTTGAAGACCATAACGAGTCTTGAATCCGATTTTAGGTTGGAAAGTGTCCTGACCAACTGCTCTAACCATTTGTAAAGGAACATATGGGCAATAGAACAGACCAGCATCGTAAGGTGAAGTACCTTTATAACCAACTACATAGTAGTGAGCTGACGCTGAGTTAGCACTATATGGGTCAATATAAACTTTATACTTACCATTTAGAACACCAGCGAAAGTGTTACCTGTATCATCTACAGATAGGTTATTGTTAAGTGCTGGAGCGTAGTCAAGTACGCCTGCCATTTGTAGAGCAGAAGCAACATCAGCAGAAGTGATGATAATATTACCACGACCTCTACGAGTTCTTTGTGCTACTCTGTTTGCATCTCTTTCAAGTTGGAACATAAGACCTTTAAATCTTTCAACAGACCAACGACCATTTGAGTCTGTATCTAGGTCAAATACACCAGCAGTTGTTACAGTACCTGTTGGAGCACCTTTCTCTGCGTTGATGTAAATAGTTCTAACAACTTCTCTGTTGATTTCTGTTAAGATTTCAGCAGAAAGAATGTTTGCAAGTTCTGTTTCAGCGTCTAAACCATGGATTGCTTTAAGGTCTTGTGCAAGTTCCATTGTGTACTCTGCTTTAAGAGCTCTTGACTTAGCTGTAACAGTTGACTTTTCGATTGAGAATGCCATCTCAGCAAATTGGTTACCAGAAGCATCACCAAGTGCCTCAGCAGCAGCTGTAGACATTGCAGTACCAGTTGTATAAGTACCAGCAGGTGAGTCATTTAGAACCTCTGGGTTAGTGCCTGAATGTGCAGTAGATGAGAAACCATCAACAGATGAACCAGCCGCATTACGACCAGAGAAATCTGAATCAGCTTCGTCAAATAGAGCTTCAGTACCAGTTTGTGATTGATATCTACTTCTCATTGCAAAAATAAGACCAGTAGGTCCAGACATAGGCTGAACACCAGCAATATCATATGCAATTAGATTAGGCATTGCTCTTCTAACTAAAGAAATTAGGATAGGATCCCAATTTGAGATAGAAGCGCCAGTTGAGTTAGTAGGTGCAGCTTCGCTTAGGAAAGCAGCATCTTCTTTCATTGCTCTTTCTTGGTTTTCCAAGACAGTAGCAGTAACAGCTCTTTTGTAAGAATCCTCGATTTTAGGTAAATCTGAGTGCTCTAACACAGGCTGCCATTTTTTTTCTACAGTTTCAGATAAATACATATCTTATCTCTCCTTTCTATTATTTTGACAACTTAATGTCTTTCGTTTTAGTAATAGCGGCGGTATAAGCAGCCATGCTATTAGACAAATCTACATCAGTATCTTCGCCAACCGCTACATCATCAATGTCAGATGATACTTCTTTCTTTGCACCAAAGTATGATTCTTTAATAGTTTCAACTTTTGCTCTGAAATCAGTTTCGTTGCTATAATCAACTTCTTCTGCAAGTTTGTTGAATTTCTCCTTCTGTGTATCAGCAAGGTCTTCACCAAGTACACCAATTAGGTTTACTTTGTTAAGTTCGCCATTCACTTTAGTTAGTTCAACATTCTTTTCAATTGACTCGTTAAGTTTTGCCTCAAGTTCGTCAATTTTAGAAGCTTGGTCTTCGAGGACATCATATTTTTCGTCTGGGACATCGATATAATGCTCTTCGAATAGAGTTTTAAGACCTGAGATGAAATCTTCAGCGATTTCGCCTTTAATACCTCTTTCTAAAGCAACTTCGTTTTCAGTCATCCACTCTTCAACAACATAGTTCAAGTATGAATCAACTTTCTCAACGAGTTCTGCCTTAGCAGTATCCAAGTCTTCTTTAAGTTTTTCTTCGTATGAAGCGTGCATCTTCTTCTTAGCTTCCTTTAATTTAGAATTAACGGCAGCTTCAAAAATAGTAGCAGCTTTCGATTTAAAGTCTTCAGATAAATCTTCGCCTTCAACAAGAGCATTGATATCTTCAGTTACATCAATGTGGTCTTCCACATCTTCAGCAACTACTTCGTCATCACTCTCTGTATCTTCGATGATTTCATCAGCGTCAGTTTCTGCTTCCTCTTTCTTCAGATGAGATGCTTCTGGAGCAACTTCATTCTTTTGTTGAGGATCGCCAGCAACTTCCTTAACTTTCTT